GTGGTTTGACACTTGGGATTGGTATGCCTGACCTCACCATGTCGAAGTGAAAAAACGACTCATCAATATTATAGTTACCAAATACAGCGACTTGATAATGCTGCACGTCCGTAACTACAGTCTTAAAACTTCTTACGACATGATGACTAGTTATATAATCACTACACCTAGGAGCCCAGTGGTCAACCTTTTCTACAGGATAACTATCAGACCTAGTCCAGATGAACTTACATTCTATACCGTTCCTATTGTCAATTGGGTCGCCAAATTCATGTGCCCTAGGTCTTATGGATTGCAACTTAAAAGTTACCTGATTGTCTTCAGCTCTAGGTAATACTGGTGGTGTTGCTATACTAACATTGTTAGCAGCAAAGGATCTATGCTCACTGTTGGAAGAAGTGCTCAAATAGTGGACATCAAACCCTTGCCACCTGTTAACCACCCCTAGTGCCCATAAGTCAAAGAACTCATAAGAGAGGTCAAACCTCAGATTGTTCCTAGCCCGTTCTGGTCCACACAGTAAGAAGCTTGATGCGTATGGTGTATTGCTTAACAAGCTCCCAGACCTGCCTACTACTAGGGCAGCGCATCCAGGGATTACTATGTTGTTGAAGATTAGGCTGTTGTTCCGTTCCTCGTACCCGTAGTCAGCCATGTGATCGATATTGATCCTACCAAACCTAACACGATTTTTGTGATTTACCGAGATGCCAGTGGTCAGGTAAGTGCCGGTTTGTGAGTATATAGGCACTGTGACTTTTTCTCCTAATACAGCTGAGACTATAACAGGTTCTCGGTTAAATGTTTCAATAGCTGTGTCATCTGGGTAAGCTAATGATCTCAAAAGCTCTAGGGAATTCTTCTTATTTATTTTAAATAAATACTCACCCCAATACCAGGCCGTGTTTCGTAGTAATGAAGTACATAGAGAGGATTCACTGTACGCCTCAGCCTTCTGATATGCTGTCAAAGCATCAGCACTAAGGCAAACAGCCTCACCCTCCATAAGAAATGGAAACACAGCTCTTTTCAAACCCACTTTCGGTAAACTGAGCGTCCGGTGTAACCCAGTCCACCAATGTGCCTCAACCGTCTCTGTTGCTGGGTGAGCTAGCCAGTTAACAAGATAGTTTTGCGCGCATAATAAGTCCTCGTAGTATCTGTGATTCATAACCAACTTATTGATTAAGGTCTTAACCATTGTACTAGAATAAGTTAGGCCTGCCTGTGCGTCAATAGGATTCACGTGATACGCGTATACTTCTTGCTCACCAATTTCTAAATTTAAATCTTGGTCAACGAGAAAAGGGCTGGTCCTTTTATTCCCAGACAATATCTTATTCAATATCTTAATTTCATCTCTTGTCATACCGGAGCAGTTGAGATAACCTTTCCTATTTGCAACTGAGTCGACAGCAGCGTCGTTCAGGGGTATTTGGTAATCTCCTGCGACTAGAACACGTAAATCGAGTGAACTAGTCTGTACCATTATAGGATCCCTTAAGAACCGGTTACTCTTAAAGCCAAAATGGCTACCAAATTGTAAGCCACTTTGAGAATGACCATCATCATAAGTATACATCTCCCATATTTGTACTGGCATTACCAACACGTAATCCGACTCGTTGAATTGGCGTCCTTGAGCGGTGAGTGCCGCCATTGCCCTCTGACTATCGGATACCCACTGCGAAAGTCTACCCGCCAATTCGAGTAGATATTCTGACACTTCAGGACAGCCCATTTGCTTTGTAGTGTCAACTAAATACTTGCGCAATTCAATCATAGTCTCATAGGCGTCATTACGCTTAATACCATTAGCCACCGCGTAGCCTATAACTATATCATAAGTCGTGTAAGTATTCTTTTCGTAGAATAGAGCTTTGTAATAAGTGATTAAAGCAGAAACTAAGACAGACGTAGCATTATCATAAAACCCGCTAGCCATAATTGCATTAAAGTACCTACCTATCCTAGCTTCTTTAATTTCCGTAGCTACGTTAAGCTCTTTTAAGCGCCGTTCTATCATAGATGGACTGGGTACCCCTTCCGTAGTCAAATAGGCTCTGTTCATACCAAAAACTGACGCCTGAACGGTAGCAGTCCTGAAGATCTGTTTGCTACCGTATATTGTACCAATTGAGCTACAAGTTGTAGGCCGGCGCATTCTAGGGGTAAAACCCAACCCTAGTTGGGCTACTTGTGGTAAAGCCACTTCATTTGGGACTAAAGGTGTGGGCAGTTCACCTTGAGCCGGTCTCTCTCCGGCACTATTCCCTGACAGGTTAGTAGCTACTAACTTTCTGTCTTTTATAGTGTGGTATCCGTTGATACCCACAGTGACAGCCGAAGTTAATCCTAACCTCAACTCCGTTTTAAGGAGGAACTGTCCTTTGGTAAATTCTGTAAATTTTGCGTTTTGCATGGTGGTTTGGTTGAAAAGATTCAAAG